AGGTTCATTTCCTTGACCAACTGTAGTTGGTGATGCAGTGGAACCACCACCTGACCCACCATTTCCAACAGTTGCACCTGAATCATGTCCAGGAAAAGCATCGTTAGGCGCACCTACACCTCCACCTGCTGATGTTATTGTACTAAATACTGAATTTGAACCTTTTGTTGTTGAATTTCTACTTGGGTAGGGTTGTCCTGCACCTCCAGCACCCACTGTTATAGGATATGTTTGAGCCAAGACAGGAACACCACTTGCTGCTGCTAAAGGACTAGCTGTATAACTATCTGGATTTCCATTATTTACAGCTTTTCCTTCTCTAAATCCACCAGCACCACCTCCACCTGGAGCCCAACCTCCTGCTGATCCTCCACCACCTATTACTAAATATGAAACTGAATTTGATCCTGAGGGAGTCCCTGCATCTGTTACCGCAAAACATCCGTCTGCTGTAAATGTGTGAATTTTAAAGTTTCCACAAGTAGTAACTGTACCACCTGTCGCTGCAACAAAAGATTGTCCTTGAATAGTATCATCTGTTTGAATATTTAACCATCCTTGTGTTCCATCAACATAAATTAAAGTAATAGAATCACCAGCAGTATCAACTGTAGCATCTAAACATAAACCACCTATTTTAGAACCACCTCTACCGATTGTAAGATTATTTGAACCAAAAGTTCCTGCATAATCTTTAATAGAGACTATATCACCAGCAGATGGTGAGCTTGGTAGTGTAACAGTTACTGCACCCCCACTTGTATTCACAAAAAAACCATCACCGCTAGTTGCAGTAAACGGAGATGTTTTAGCTGTTGTACACCAATCTACAGTTCCAGTACGACCAAAACCTGATTGAGATGCACCACTTGCAAGTGTTACAGTTTTACCTGACGAACCTAAAGTTAGTGTAGATCCGCATTGTGTATCAACTTGATTTACGTTTATTTTACTCATTAAACTACCACCAACGTCCCTGTTACTGTTATTGTAGCAGGAATAGTAATTGGTCCTGCAAGAACTGCATTTTCAACAGTTTGGGTTCCATCAATTGTTGCCGCTTGATTTGGTATAAACTCATTTGGCGCTGTTTGACCTCCAATATATTGAATGCCATTTATTATTGCCGTCATAATTTCTCCTACGAACTAATTGTATCGATGTACGAAAGAACCACGTCTAAACTACTCGCCGTATCAGAGACTGCCTCTAACGTATCACCACTAGCTAAAACAATTTTTGCTCCGCCTTGAATTAATTCAATAGCAGAATTAGGTGGTATGACAACTCCTTTTGCAAGGAAGTAGTCAGCGCCGCCTTTAGCGATCTTAACATCAATAGCAATTGTTGATGTTAAAATATTACAACATCTAATTCCAATAACTGCATCGTAGTTTCCACCTGCTAACAATGTAGTATCTGATGTTCCAATTGTTCTAACTAATACGTTTCTAAAATCTTGTGCCATATTTTTTCCTTATAATGCAACCGCCATCGCTAATGCAAAACCGTTGCTTGCTGCTCCTACTGGATTATCTGATGCATCTAGATAAACCGATTTGCTAGCTGGTAATGTACAAAATACATCTTTAGTTCCAGCAGAAAAATCAACCGCTGAATCTGAATTAGAACTAGAGATAACTGTAGTTCTAGTTAGATTTGCACTTGATCCATCTAATGTACCTAGACCAACTTCAAATTCACTTGTTCCTTGATTAAATATACAATAGTAAGTCGTATTGTTATTTCCAATACCTTGTGCAAAAGTTTCAAAACCAGTTGCTGCTGCTCCAAGTGCCATCGCACCTGTACCAGTAGTTGTACTTGTTACTTTTACTCTATCATTTATTACTAAAGCCATTTAATCTCCTTATGATGTTATACTTATAATCGCATTGCTTGGTGTAGCCGGATCAGGAAACGCTATTGTAAACGTTCCGTTTGTTGCCGTCTTATTACCACCAAAATCCAAAACTACAACTAACTTATCAGAAGCGCTAGTATCATAAATAGCTCCAAACGCTGCTGTGAAAGTTGCACTAGACCAAGACGTATCTGCAAAGTCAATTGCAGTTGTAGCTGTTGTAGCTGTTACTGATTGACCTGTTAAAGTATTTCCACCTGCTGTGTAGTTACTACCACCTGCAGAACTAACTTCGTTAGTTGCTACTTTAGTCGTGCTTGATGTTGTGTACGGATTTGCTGTGTACAATGCTAATTTAAAAGTGTTACCACCAGATGCAAAATTATGCGTGCCTGATGCTAATTCACCTTTAAAACTGAATGGTACAATGTTTGCCATGTGTTATCTCCTTATTTTGCACTTGATGGATTTTTAGATTCCAAAACGGTACGAATAACCCCATCTTGATATTCGTCTCGGCGTCTACGACCTTGTTGTTCGATCGCGTACGATAGTAAAGCTTTTTCATAAGCCTGTGAATAGTATTGTAACATATCTGCCGGTCCTTTCAAGTATCCATATGCATTTACAAGGCATGCGTATAATAAAAGATCTTGATATTTATTAGACAGATAAGTCCCTGTAGTATCTGTAGTAATACTAGTAGGTTGTTTATTGTAGGCTAGTGTAATTTCATAGGTTTGATCAGGTGTAGGAGCAACTACCCAAAAATTAGCGTCCCAATTCGCATAGTATTTTGGTATGTCAACAGAGCTATTTCCAGGATCTGAGTAATATTCAGCTATGTAAGTAGTATCTTTTTGCTCTAAATAAAACTGATCTCCAGCAGAATTTTTGAGCTGAACAGATCTAATTAATCTTAAATCAGATGGAATAGTCACATATCTATTACCTATAATTAAATTTGATGTAGCGTAAAATCTATCTTGATCAGAATCTACTTCTCTGTAAATCTTGCTTTCAGCATTTTGAATAAGTCTTGATAGAACGCTGTCAGATAATACATTGCTGTCAACTTCTGTGTAATTTCTTATATCAGTTTGTAAATTAGAAAGTGTGTATGCCATTAGTTAGTTACTGTTACGGGACCTGCTGATGCAGAACCACCGCCTCCTGTTAATGTTGTGTTTGCCGTTGTTCCAGAATTAAATGTGTAATTATTATCATCTGTTTTTGTAATTGAATATCCTGAACTAGAATTAATTGTATCAGCTGTAATATTAGATAAATTTATTGAGTCTCTAAATCTTACTGTATCTCCTGTTGATCTTCCATGATTAGGTTCATTTACAGAAACTACAGAAGAAGCATTTGTTATTGTAAATGGATTTAAAGGTAATAAGTGAGGAACAGCTGTTTCTGTTCTAGCTGGTCTTGCATTTAATAATCCTTGTGCATCTGACCCTTTAGGTTTCGGTTCTAACTGTGGGTGTTTTTCTTCATACTCTGAAGTATGAACAAACATTCCATTCCATTCTTTTACCATTTCATTATACGGAAACTCTTGACCTGATCGGTCTGATATTGCTTTTGCATATTTACCTCTAGAAAATGGCATTATACTCCGTCTCCATAAAATGTTTGTGGTGATATATAAGTTGAAGTGTTTTCATTATCGGCATCAAGTGCTCTTAATAATTCACTTTCATATCTTCTTTCCAATTCTTGACTTCTTTCTGGTGAATATTTTTGACCTAAATAATATGCAAGACCTGACATCATGCAAGGTAAAAATCTATTTACAACATCAGCAGTATAATTATAACGACCTGCATCTTGTATTTTAGCTAAGTAATAAAATTTTAATTGATAATTAGATCCTGAAAAACTCGAACTTGGTGTTGTATATAAAAATATACTTGGATTCTTTTTTCTCTCTACATAATATTGTGAGGGTGTGCCTTTTGATAATTTGTTTGGTAAAGCTGCATATGCAGATCTATCTATTTTTGTCATCGTAGTATCAACAGGCGCAGTCGCTGTTGTATTATTTCTAACATAAACTTCTAATATATCACTGATATCATCTGGAAAATTTGATGAGTCACTTGCAAAATTATATTCAGCTTGTCCTTCAACTAAAGGAACTGAGGCTAATTTTACCTTCCATAAATGAACACCTCTGTTTCCCCATTCTTGAAATAAAATATTTAAAGATCTTCTAGCAGATTTTAAATGATAACCAGTTCTTGCACCTACAAATCCTGTTCTTTCAAACGCCTCTTCAATTACATCATCAATTGTAGGGTCAAATTCTGATACACCTGAAGTTGGTGAAATGGTTTGAGCTGAACTACCCATGCCACTATGTACAGTACAGTAATAAAATAAAACTGGTGCACCAGTTTTTTTAACAGGTGCAACAACAATTGTTGTTTTACCATCTGTTCCTGGTGTTCCAGTGGTTGTAACTCCAGTTGTGTAAGCGGCTGCTGGATCGTTATTTGGGTTTCTAGAAAATGCTAAAATGTGTGTAGCGTTTGTAGAATCAGACTGATCAAATATATATGTATTACCTTCCTCTAAATAAAGGACAGGACTTACTTCACCGTTAATATAAAATTTATTACCAGTGCCATATTGGTTAGTGCCACTTGCTACAGTGACTGTATAAGTGATCGTAGCCATTAAAACTCCTACTTATCTATTAAAAATGTTGCGCCTGCAATATTTGTAATAGTAGAAACTTTCATTCCGCCTGGAAAAACTACACCGTCTTCTGGTATGTTGAATGCAAAGACATCACCGTTTGGACAATCTCCTTGAAACAAAGTTGTACTGTCAGTGTTATCTTGTAAAATTATAGTTCCAGCACCGCCTCCATCAGAAGCTAAGATCATTCCTCTTAATCTTGTTCTTCCAGCAAAAACTGCACCAGTTCCTGTAACTCTTACTGCTTTTACATCTGATTTCATATTTTAATCTCCTTAAAATTTAAGTGGGGCCGAAGCCCCACAAATTATTTATTAACTAGCGTCAGACGAGCTTGATATACCAATGAATTTTAAAACCATTGTTACACCGGTTGCTCCTGGATCACCACTTACAACCACTTCTACTTCATCTGCTGTTTCAGTTGCTGCAGTTGTAGTTCCACCAGACATTCCTAAAACTCCATTGCAAGGAAAAAATCCTTTAAAACCTGTGGACGCCACATTAGGTGAAATTCCGTCTACGAAACCATCAGTATCTGCATCTGTTCCAATATCATTCAAAGTAACAGAATTAGTAGCCGCAGTTGTTACAGCCACCATAACACCCATAGGTATGAAGTTAGAAGGTATTCCGATTGATGATTCTTTTCCTGTAGTAGCACCATCAGCAACAGTAACTGTTGCAGTGTACTGAGAAAAAGTCATTTCATTAGTTAAAGCACCAGTAGTTGCACTTTTAACGATTGTTTTAAAACCGTT